GGTCCAGACATACAAAGCATCCCGACCTCTAATGGCTCCCATAAGTTTAGAACCATTGGCCAGTCTTTGAGTACCTGCCGTGTTCGTTGCGGTAGGAGTATAATCGCTTGTACTTTCTTGATCAGAAAACCTTATAAACATGTCGTCTTGAGTAGTTGGGTCTCCAATCGTTGTTTCTGTTCCGAAGAAAATTAAATGTCTATCGACAGAAGAAACTAACATATGTCTAGAAGCTGTTGGAGCTCCTGCAATTACTGCTGCCCGCGTCGCGGGTGCATTAGCCTTGGTTGAATCCCATGAGAAACATTTACCATTATAAATTAATGCAATAAGCGTAGTTCCATAATTATCTAGTACCCAGAGTCCGGGTTCAAGTGTTACTTCGTCTGTAGAAGAATCTCCCCATCCAACATAATCGGAAATATTAGTAATGGTTGCTCCGGCCGTATGTAGGGCTAACGTAGTTCCGTTGTCTGCTCTCGGACCTCCGGTTAAAGTTCCTGTGGCTGTATCATTTGCGGTAAAACCAATATCCTCAGTCCCTATTCTAATGGTTCCGGAAGAAGGAAAGGCTGCCGAACTGGTTAAGACTACAGTTGTAACTGCCATATCAGATGCAATCGTTGTTACCAAAGTTGTCGTCGCTGGACCCGAAGCCGTTCCTGACCACTGACCAGTACCAAAACCAAAACCCCCAATTTCCTGAGCAGGGCCCACTGTATAATAAGTTTGAGCTCTACAACTTCCTACATTAGAAGTACTGCCACTTGTTTCATTCGCGTCCATCGTAACCGTAATGCTGGTTGCTGTAGGAATGGACGTTGCCATAAATTTTTTATCTTCAAACTTTGAAACTACAAAGCTCGAACCCGTAAGCGCGGTGACTGTATCTAAATAAACAATATCATCTTCACTCATACCATGAGGAGTAGGAAAAGTTATCGTAACAGTGGGTTGACCCATCGTGGTAGAAAAATCACAGCCGGAAATAGTCTTATCGATGGGGTGAATGTCGTAGTATTGACCTCCTGAATAGAGGTATAAAATTCTGTTGGTACCGATCGCAGAATATTTAATACCTGCGTTATCGTCAAATTGATGAAGGGCTCTTCCGGCTCCAGTTAAATTGTCCCCGCCTAATTGATCCCATCCTCCTATTTTTTCAGGGGTTCCATATCTAAAACGCACATAGTCTCCCCCTGTCCATTGCGCTTCTGCGCCAGTAGCAGTTACTTGTTTATTGAATCCGGGTCTAAAATTTACTTTTTGTAGCATAGAAAAACCTGTTTCTTATGGTTTATATCAGATTGTAGGGGAATTCAAATGTTAAAAGCAGGGGAAAGTGTGGTGACATTTTCCCCCACCATCATAGGGATATATCATTTTTTAAACCATCTTGGAAGACCTAAATGAAGTCGCTTGTCAAACATATTATCTTTAGCTCCCGATGTCTTGCGATTATTATAATGTAAAAATACCTGAATACATTCTGTGCCCTTAAAAGGTTTTCTCCAATGTTCTAGTTCACAGCCGTGATAAACCAGCATATCACCTGATTTTAAGTCTACTTTAATTCCTTTGGCTGTGCTTGCAACCGTTATTCCTTTCTTACCTCCATCTTTTTCAGCTCTTCCTACATTTTCATTTGGACTTAAATAGATTGGCCACTCATCACCACCTAAGCTCATAGTAGTAGATACCTCACAACTAAATCTATCTTTATGTCTTTTTAATTCATCCCCTTTTTTATATAGTCTTGCATAAGTGTAAGCAGGGTATAATTTTAATCCGGTTGTTTTTTCCATAATAGGTTGGCACTTTAACATTAAAGTTTCCATAGCTGTATTAGAATACTGACTATATGTATTTGGTATTTGTTTATCATCATAGCTTCCTATAATATCTTCAAAGGGTGAAAGGTATCTAGTTTTTCTACAAGTATCATAAACTTGTTTTTGCATAGAAAAATAGTTTGCAATAAAGATAGCTAAATCTTTTGATATAGCTTGACGTATAACTGTGTATTTGTTTTTTTTAAAGCTCATATTAATAGTAGTTAAAATTTAACACTACCCTCCTTTTGTCATTTGTTGTGTTAGTTCCTAAATGTTCTAAACTAGAATTAAAAATAATTATTCTGTTTTCTACAGAATTTATTTTTTTTTTATTTTCTTTAAACTTTGTATAACCATTATTTGTATTTAAATAATATATAGCTGTTTTTGTATTTTTATGTTTATTATCAACGTGATAAGTTCCCTCTATAATTTTTTCAGCATAGTCAGTACTATTTAGTTTTATCCTTATTAAGGATACACATTTTAATTTTTCTATAGTAGGTAAAAGTAAATCATAATATTCAGAATTTGAATTATTATTTTCATAAACCGTATGAGTATATTTACCTTTATCTAAACCTTTTTCTCCAAAATAATCTGTATAGTTAGAAAAATACCAAGGAAAAAAAGAATTATTTAAAACACTATTTTGTATTTTTTTAAAGTTTTCTTTATTTAAAAAATTGTCAATAACTTTAAACATCTTTAGCCATTTCTTTTGGTACAGCTTGTATATTCCACTGTATAAATCTAAAAGGTTCACTACCCTGATCGACTGGAAACTCATGTTCAAGATAACCTGGAAAAATAATTAATGTTCCAGGTATAGGTTTAAAATGAATAAGGTCCATGCCATTAAACACACCATTTGTGCTATCTATTTCTGGTTTCATCTTTAACTTAGTTGCTCTAGCCCCGGTCTTTGGTTCATGAAAAATAGGATAGGAAGTTTTATCAGAGCATTTTAAAAAATAAAATCCTGCTACATGCTGATTCCCATGTATGTGAGCGCTGTGTTGAGCACCGCCGTTTTTACTAAATTCCTGTACCCACATCTCACTCATCATAGTTTGGTATTTATCCATAGCATAACCATGGTCATCTAAAAATTCCCAAGATTTTTGGCTAATATAATTTCTCAAATCTAAAAAGTCATTATCATGTATTAATGGAGTTGAATGATGTGCGTGCCCACAATCTTTAGTATCTTCAATTATTTTTTTATTTCTAACTCTAGCTGCTTTAATATATTTATTAGAGGCTTTGTTTAAAGATTTAATAAACTCAGGCTTTTCTTCTGCCCAAATTGGTGTATTAAAATAATTTCTTTTATCCATATTTTTTAAATAAGTTATTTTCTGTCTTGTATTTTTTTAAAATTAAACTTGGTATTTCTATCTCATCTTTATAAATTTTTTGTTCTATTTTGTTTGTTCTTATAGTTGTATAGGTAGATTTTTTAACGTCAACCTGATTTAAATTATTAAACGTGTGGTCTGTATAGTAGGGTACATCTAAAAATTTATATATACTTTTAATTGTTTTTTCAGGGTGTGAACATAGGTCTTTGTACTTAATAGTTAAAAGATTGTTCTTATAATGTTTTGTTAAAAAATTTAAAGCTAACGCTGATTGCCCAACCTGGCCCTCTGGCTTCATTAAATTATCACAATATCCACTCATTAAATTATCTAGTACTTTATCAACTCTAATCCAAGATTCTAATATTTCTTTAAGAGGTCTGACTAATATTATAAATTTTGCTGGTAAAAACCCATATTGTTTTAATAGATTAAAATTTTCCGGTGTTCCCCACCTACCCTGCTCTAATATATATTTTTGTTTATGCAGATAAAAATAATTTTTAAAGGTGTTTTTTATTATATTATTATAATATTTTTCATTGTCTTTATATTTTTTATCCACGTCAACGCCGGTCCAATGTTTATAACCATGTTCTTGTTTGAAACGATTTAAAATCCACACTACACTAGGTATAATACTATTGGGTGTTACGTAAAAATTAGGGTTTTGATTTATAATAGATCTTAACAAACTAGTACCACACCTAAAAGTTCCACTTAAAAAAAATACTTTTTGATCCATTATTTAAATGGATATCCAATATGCCACGCTACAAGTGAATACCGTACTCCTCTAGTTACAGGTTTAACTCTATGCCATATATGACTAGGAAATACTATAACAGAACCTTTGGGTAAAATCTCTTTTGCTTTTTTTAAGTGTGTAGCTTCATCTCTCATATGCGGATCATAGTTTCTAAAATCAAATTCCAATTCTCCGCCATCATATTCTGAGCCATCGGTTAATTGACATGTCATAGATAATTTTCTCATTCTACCATGACTGGGATCATTTTTGTCTTTTCTATCGTAAGCTTTCTCCCAACTATCAGAGTGCCAATCGTAGTATTGATTTAGTTTATACTTTGTAAATTGACACGACTCCGATCTGTCCCAGTTAAAATTCCAACCTGCATATTTGTTCGCTAGATGAACATAGGGCTGTATTTCTTTATAAATCCAAGCATCATTTAACCAAGTGATATCTGAGTTTCTTTTTCTTTTCATATTTTTAATTTCATCTTTAGATAATTTTTTGTCTCCATAACCACCTGTTCTTGCAAGCTGATCAGTATTGGATAAACCATACTTAATAACCTCATCACAAAATTTAGGGGTTAATGCAGATTTAAAATACCAGTAATAATTAGATAAATTCATATGTAATGGTTTGAATAAAATTTAAAGAATCTTTTTGATTATTGGTAATGTAATACATATTAGTGGTAGGGAACATAATAAATTTATTATTTTCTAAAGGCATATCCCAACTTCTACCTTTTCTTCTGTTATCATCGTAGTTAATTCTAACGTTACAATTATCAACTTTTAATCCATAAAGAAGAGTGTAGTCTGGTGAGTCTTTTAAATCTACGGGATTGACATTCAATAAAGGAGGGGTTGTTTCTAAAGGATAATATATATTTCCCCATGTTTTTTTATTAATTAACTTAATATTATATTTTAAACGTATATGCTCTTTAACATAGGTATTTAATATGTCCCATGTTCTAGAAAATGGAAATTCTTTTTCTGTAAGTTTAGTTTGTAGAGTGTAGTGAGCTAACTCATTTCTATTAATTTCAAAACCTTTTGGCATATCTACATCGCCATAAAATAAACTTTGTTCTGTTAATACTTTCTTCTGCATACCACCACCATTTTTAATTTATGCTTTTGTATCTGTCAAGTCCCAAGATTGATTAGCTTCATTCCAAGCATAAATCCAATTATGAGTAGCTGCTGTATTTTGTGATTCTTGCTCTGCAGTTAATGCTGGAGCATCACCAATTGGTGTTTTCCAAGAAGCTGTTTCAACATGTTTAATCCAACTAGGACTAGGTGAAGGATTCCAAAAAATATTATTATCTGGATCCCATGTTCCACGAGGAAGTGCAAAATTACCTCTAAATGCTTTTGATTGATCTTCTGATAAAACATTATCGGTATAATGTTTATTAGCTCTAGTGTTATATGAAGTTTGAATCCACATTGCAGCGGGCCAGTTACTATGTTTCTCTAAATAAGTTTGACCTACTGTTTCATCTTCAACACCATTAGAGTCTTCAGTGTTTGCATTAGTTAAAGTATGTACAGCTAATACTTCGTTTGTGTCTGTTATTTTTGCAAAATGTGCCATATGTAAAAGCTTTATATCATTTATAGGGATTTTTAAAAGTAAAATCTTTATCTTTAATACCAAGTAAATCTAACCATTTATTAATCCATCCGGCAGAACCTCCCCCAAGTATTATAATGTTACTCATAATTTATATTTATATTTATTCTAATTTTTGTATCTGTTTGAGTGAAAGCTTTGTGTCTCTCGTTTGAATTAAATAAAACAATAGAGTTTTCTTTTGATAAAAATTTTTTTCCAGACTCAAATTCTGTCCAACCATTATTATT